GTAGCATACTGAAGCTCATCGGCATCGCCCTGCTGTTGCATATCACGAAACCAGTGTGCAAGTTGGTCTGCACTGCGAGTCAGAATAAATTCAAGATTTTGTTTGTCATGTGGATTCATTGAATGGTCCTGTAGTGAGCTTGTATTGTACAACACAGTCAATTATTGGTCAAGTCCATTTTAAAGCAAATGCACAACAATCACGTTCAGAATCAAAGTAAAATACATATACCCCCGGACGAATATCCGAACTGACATCAAGCACTTGCCATCTCCAGTCTGATTCACATTCGGCCTTGCACCATTCTATCACTGGGTCCAGATAGCCAAAAGGTTTGGTAATTTCACGAGTGTACAAAAAACTGTCTTTGTCTCGCGGTCTATACTCAGTGGACTCAGTGGTACTCATTATCCTTAATTATGGTCAAACTGTGTAATACACATTTTATGTCCATTTTAGACTGTAGTAGGTGGCCAAGGCAGCATCACGAAATCTAAATGTCACGTGCCTGGGCACCACAGCATCATAAGAAAAGTTGTCGTATACAGCCTGACGATATTCCCATTCAAAGTCCTGATTCATAATCAGACCTGCGTCCTGCAGTTGATCTCGCATTTCTAGTGCTCGAACAGCATTGACATGCAAAATTTTTACAGGTGTCATGCAATATAGGTTTTTCGAATGTACACATCTGCCCATTCATGATCTCGTTCATAGAACAAAATATTATCTGTGATGTCAAAACGATTGCAAAAACTTTGACCGTATCGTACACCACGCAACATGTCAAACACAGATTCTTGACGCCACTGCTGATAATCTGCCGACTCTACTGGAGTATTGTCACGGGGGTAAATGTGCGGAATGTTCATGGCCATGTGTTGGAACACTGAATGCATTAAGACGCCAACTCCACATTGCTCAGTTGATAAAAACCTCGATTGCGATGATATCCGCGATGTATTCTAAAATGTGCTATTGCGCTTATTGGCAAGCAACGTTGTAGAATATTTTCTAACAACGGCAACAAGGGATTGTCTGCTTTAACTGCAATCATAAACGGCTCAGTTTTTTTGTGATGCTGGAGCCAAAATTGAACAAACTCAGCACTTCTACGACTTACTTGTATACGCTTGATCAAATTGAACGTACCAGTTATTGTGGCCGGTGTCAGTGCAGACGTTGGTGCTTCAGTTTGTGCAATCACTTGGTCCAGTGCAGTGTCTTCCACATAAAAATACGGCAGTCTATACAACAAGCCAATGTCCTTTTTCTTGAGACCAGTTTCACCAATCAACAATCCGTACAGTTTTTTTCTAAACTCACTCATGGATTTTTTGGACCTCATGGTATCCATCAAGATACGACCGGTGTAGTAACTGCGAATTTCTTGTGCTACCGCACGATCATGCACAGTGACTTCGACATCAGCAAAGTCAATCCATCGCAGGGCCGGGTTAGACAAATACACCCGATAAGCAGCCCAGGCCAGGGCCACAGGGTCGTCTGCAAACGTCATGTCTGGTTCGGGGGTGTTGAACAAGGCTTTGAAGCCGTCGTCACAGTCTAATGTCAGGTCTTGAGTAGTCATATCGTATTGTAACATATAGTCAATTATGTGTCAACTTGGATCCAGGTATAGTCTCCCAACCATTTTACCTGAGTAATGTATTCGTAGCCTTCGGGAATGCCAGTGCTCCAGTCAGTGGGCCCATTGATGCTGAGACGAGTACAGTCTTTGCGTCGATCATACAACAACCAGTAGATCTGGCCATGGTAGGTTTGGAAATCATACTTGGCCGCATGCACCATGTCTGTGATATCCAATCTATGTTTGATTTCTTCGGCCTGTTTGCTGAGCACTGACACAAGATCCATGATTCGATCATACTCTTGTTGAGCATGCATGCGAGCCACATTGACCATGATGTCCTTTTGTTTTTCAACAGGAATTAGGTCAAACTGCGGTCCCAGAGTAGATGTAGCATAGGGTGTGACATTGCGATTGAAAAAATGCACCAGGGTATTGCCCGTGGCAATATCAAAGCTGTCACGCCCTTTGGCAGAGTTTGACTCTTGGCTCATCAGTCCCACAGGGCCTGATAGTACTTGCCAAACAGTCGGAAACCGTTTTGGATGCGAGCCTCTACGACTTTCATGGCATCATAATCGCACTTGTAGGTGTTGTTTGGACCATCCTTCATTTGGTAGTACTTGTGCTCGCCCTTGGGTACTTCGTTGCCCTTGGCATCCACAGGCACCCACAACATGTCATGTTCTCCAGAGCGGAACTGATCTTCCCAGCTATTGTCCACTTTGCACTCAAATGCAAAGATCATTTCGTCCATGACCCAGTCCCAACGCAGGAAGTGATTGGCGTCGGTGTCCCACTCGTTTTCCTTAGCAGGTGCGGCTGTGCTACGAAGATGCTCAGGTACATCTTCATCGTCCACAAACGGAGCACCGTGTTTCTTTTCTTTGAGTTGTCGCAACATGGGCAGGATGATAGGACTCAGAGTATGATCCATGCTCCAGGTATCCCAGTAGTCAATTTTGACCACTTTGATTTTAGGATGCACTCGATCCAGTACCCATTGAATGGCCTTGCTGACAGGCTCCAAACGATCACTCCAACGTTCTACCCATTCAGGGTGCTCAACATATTTGCTTTCTTCATCAAGCCCACGAAAACTCTTGTCACGACTGCATCGTGACCAGTCTGTCCAAAAGAACATGTAATCCAACATAGTGTATGGACTGATCCAGTGATAGCGGGGTTTGCCTAAATATATTTTCATTACCAATTTCCTACGTCTGTTATGTCTGCTTCGAACTCACGTTCGATTTGTTCCTTGTGGAACTGGCCATAGTGGTTAGCACCAATTCCGCTACCGTGTGATTCAGTTATAGTCACACTGTGAATGCCTTCATCTATGGCGAAATACGTTGCTAACTGCGTGATCTGGTTTCGGGTCAAGGTCACTGTTTGATACGACATTCATGCTCTCCGATGTATAGTCCAAGAAATCTCCATGTTCATTGCGTATCAAGGCAGCGTCTGGATCACGGATTTCAATCTCCACGTCATAGTTAGTGACTTCATAGTCCACAAAAGAATGGTCTTCACGGTACTGTCTAAAGTACACACCGCCACCAAATCCTGATATCAGGATACCACGTTGTCCTCGAGCTGGGGTTTCTTGATTGCTCATTGAATCTCCACTGTCTGTAGTTGCCATGTATCTGCCTGTGCTTCATAGTTGATGTAGCCACGTGGGTTGCATACAATTCTTGTGCTACCGATCATGTAATCAAAATTGTGATGGGTGTGTCCGTGTGTCCACAATTTGATCTGTGGATGATCAAGAATAAACTCGTCCAACTCTGACGAATAGCCGCCATTCATTATGGTGTCGTCTTTGTACATTTCATGTGTGGACAATCTGCTGGGTGCATGATGTCCCACCACCACAAACTTTTGATCAAATTTGCCTTCTACAATTTGTTGAATATAGCCTTTCATTTTGACATGCTCTTCGACCGCATCTTCGGGTGAAAACTTGGCTGTGCGAGTTTTGAAGATAGGCTTGTCACGATTTTCAACGCCGTCAATTTGTTCGTAGGTTTTGTAATGCACAACCTTGCCGGAGTTTTCCACAGATCGAAAATCATTCATCATAGACTTCATGTGATACAAGGTAAGTTGATCGCCGTTGTTCATGTCGGTCCACAGTGTTCCACCAACGAATGTAACATCGTCAATGATCTTGACACCACGGTCCAGCAGATAAACATTGCTCAACTGGTTGCCATCCAGCATGGCCTGGATTCGATCAGCAGTTGTAGCAAAATCACCATGATAGTGTTCGTGGTTGCCCAGCACATAGATCACATGCGGAAACTGAAAACTGCAACGTTTAAAGAAATCTGCATAACGATTGCTACGAGCACCTTCCATGAAGTTGTGCGGATCTGGCTTGCCAATGTCGGCGGCAACAAGAATATCGCCGCTGAGGATTAAAACATCAGCACCATCTGTGTTCGGAATATCTAAATCACCAAATTCAAGGTGTAGATCTGACGCTACTGCTATCTTCATTGCTTTTGCTCATTTCTGTTTTTAGCCAACTCACACTGTTGTCATCACCATCTACTATGACTGCATTGACGCTGGGGAATCGGTTTCGAAAGTTTGACTGTATCTCTGCTAAATTGGTGCCTTGGCACACAAATGCACCATCAGTGATATTGTAGCAGAAATAGATATTTCGGTCAAACTCAACTCTGAGTTCCATGTTCGCTGTGGTCTCGGCCACAGCATCTTCTTCATCATCCTGAGCCATGCGGTCCAGCATGCGATCGATGGCACAATTGATTGCCCAACGCAGAAGCAACAAGGATGTTGCCATACCTGCCAAAAATACCAAGAAATATTCCATGTCAACCTCGCATGCTTTCCAATGTGATCATTTTGCCCAGTTCGCGTTCAAAGTCCTGATCTTCTGGAACAATGTACAGGCGATGATTGGTGCGGTCTGTCTTGTGATCATAATGTCTGAACGTCACAATGCGGCCACCAATGGCTGATCTCACAGTGATACTTAGCCCGTCTTCTGACTCTACGTCACTGCGAGCAATCAATCGATTCTTTGACCTAGTGGCATAGACAGTCTCAGGTGCATCAATATCATGAGCACTGTTTACCCAATCACGAAGTTTTAGTTTAAGCCAATTCATGAGGCCTTCCTTTGTTTCAAATATTGTTCCCACTGCACCCACACGTTGCGTACCAAGAAGCCCCAGTCTCGTTGCTTGGGTCCAGGCATGAACAAGGTCCAGCAAGTTACTGCAGGGTCCAGTTCAATGCGGTGATATGTAGTGGCTCGGGCAGTTCTAAAGCTACCAGGACCACACCAACGAGCAACTTCGCCAATTTTTTGACCTTGCGCATTGAACTGAGGGCGCCATTCCCAGTATCCACCTTGAAGGATCAAGGTAGCAAAGGGCCAAGGATGATCATGTACGTCATCCGGATCGGATTTCAAAAACTTGTGTAGGAACACGTTGAAGGGAAAACGATCTCGCTCTTTGAGAAACAGGTAATAGCGTTCCAGATAGGGCTCGTTGTCTATGCGATCATATACAATGCGCTTGCGACCCAAACGTTCTAGCAATTTGAGAAACATAAAAACTCCTTTGCATGTTTATTGTACATGATATAGCATATATGGTCAAGAAAAAGCCCGCCAAATCAGCGGGCTTTTTGGCAGTATCAGTTACTGATCAGTCAACCAAGCCCAGTGCCATGGCCTTGTAGCCGGCTGCAATCAGCTTGCGACTTGGCTTGCCCATTTGGTACTCGGTCACACGCACGCCATTACCAGCCACACGGGTGTTGGCATACACTGCAAACCCACCAGCACGAACACGGCTGACTTCAGCACTCATGTTCTTGATGCCGAAACGCTTGGCAGCGGCAGCAGGGGTAATAGCTTCGCCGGTACGCAAGGCTGTAAACAGTTTGAAAGTTTTGGTGTCTTCATTGAAACGCATAATAATCTCCTAAGTTAAAAAGATGCTGTTGTCTACAGCATGTATCTATTGTACTGGTTATTGATTGTTGTTGCAACACTTATTGGACAAGTATTTTGACAAAATTTGCCAATTGTCACAAAATTTTAATATACGCACATATAAATAAGGTTGCAAATGGAGGGCGTAACATGTTGCAAGCTATCACTACCATCACTGACGAATTAGAAATCATTATCCGGGACGACCCTGTTCGCCCTGAAATTCCTGTGACTCAACGAGTCAACTCCAACAGCAGAATTTACATGCTCAAAGACGGGGACAAAACACAGGCAGTGACCTGCGTTAAGTTTTTGAGCTCGATTCCTGCGGCCGTGGATGACTTGGTCGGTTTGGTCGGTGGTGCCACAACTGCGGTATTTTATACCATTTGGAGTTATACCGCAGGATCTGGACGCGAACTGATTGTGGAAGCACAGAAGTCAATTCAGGCAGAGTTTCCCAACATTGAAACCTACGTGACCTTGAGCCCCAAGACCGAGATGGCCCGACGTTTCCATTTGAAGAATGGTGCTGGGATTTACCGTGAAAATTCTACCACTGTAAACTACATTTACAAGTAATTATACCACACTCTTGACATGCTTGCAGTCGCCGCGGAACTTGAAACCTGAACAAGTGCAGGAATAGTTGCCATTGAGTTCTGATACCTTGTACTCATCGCCTTTTGATCCTTTTACAACCCATGTACGACCTTCGGGCTCGGGCTCTTTCAACCCAGTTCTAAACTGTACAGGATTGATCACAAACTTGCGGCCACGCACGTCAATCCTGATGGGGTTTTTAAACGTCCGGATCTCACCTTGCCCTGCATGTGAGCGGAAAGCATACATCTTGGACTTGGAGTCGTCCAGCAAGTAAATGCCGTTGGGCACTGAGTCTCGGTAGTCGGTTGTTTCGGCAAACCATTTCATTCTTCAACTCCAATTCCAAAATGGCGTTTGACTGCTCTGCTGGTGTTCCAGCCTATGCCTTGAAATAGATTTCGTTCAATCACTGTAGCGCATTCTTCTACAATCAACTCGGCGAACTTTTCCAAAGGTATAAATGTATCATCTGATAATTCATCCAACTTTAAATTAGCCTGTTCAGCAAGTTCTTTGTATCGTTCGTTCATCATTCAACTCCGAAATGTTCTTTAATCTTTTCTTGAATGTGTACGCCTCTAACTGTTTCGGGATTGTCCCAATACGCTTTATAGGCAACTTCTCCGCATTGCCTAACAATCAACTCGGCGAACTTTTTTAATTCTGGATACGGAGTATTCTCAAATGTACCATTGCCATATTCGTGGGCGTGTTCATTTAGAATCCTGACCATACCAGCCTGTTCAGCAAGTTGTTGAATTTGTTGGTTCATAGTGCCATGATCCTTGCAAGTACGTCACGGGCCGCGGCAAGATCTTCCACAGGCCAAGTGGCGTAGGGTTGTGTCCATTGAATTGTGTACAGCGTCATCAAAGGTCCTTTGTTTATTACTATGTGTATATTATAGCAAATTGGGCAATTTGAGTCAACCAACAAGTTTCGGAGAAAAGTAATACTTTATTAGTACTAACCACTAGTGGTAAATACGTAGAAGGAAATAAAATCATGACACAAACCATAGCACGACTACTGGAACGTTTATCCGAAATGTTTCCAGGATCCGATTACCAAAGCCGCTTGGATCAATATCTAAGCACCAAAGGCATTACCGATGCCGCACAGTTGGAAACATACATCCGACAATTTAATTCTCAAAAGGAAAGCTATCTATGAAAAAATTACTAAACATTCTATACGAAATTGGCCTAAGCATTGGTCAGGCTCGTGCTGCCTCTGCCATGGCCCGTGCAGGTATGCACAAAGAAGCTCGAAAAATGATGGCGAGCTAATTATGGAACTATTTGTTGTACAGTTAGTTACTATAGGTGTACTAGTATTATCTTACATAAGTCAGGAATTGCTATGAACTTGTTAGATACACTGATAATGCTACTGCGCTGGAAGCAACAAGGATGGGAAGTCCGCCCATTGATCACTGACGAATTTACCGGTTGGTTCTAACAGCCAGCCCCGTGTGTTATTGAATATAATCAGTCCCACTAGCAGTGTCGCTAACTAGTGTATGGACTGCAAATTTATACACAACGGCCTAGCAATCAGTTACGATCATGTGGTCAAACCTTGTTGTGTTTGGAAAATAGACAATAATTGGCAGCAACAAAATCAGCTGTCGACTACCAATCTTGCTGACTGGCATATCAGTCAGCCGGTAATCAATATACAACAAAATCTAGCTCGGGATCAATGGCCAACTGCTTGCAGTGATTGTGCCCGCATTGAAAGCCGTGGTCGTGCAGACAGCATGAGAGCCAACGGGAATTCTGCGTATGCACACTATGGCGCCAATGACATCACTTTAGAAATACGCCCTGGCAATACTTGCAATTTTGCTTGCCAAACTTGTTGGCCCGAAGCCAGTTCAAGAGTTGCTCAGTATCACAGTCAGGCTGGCTTGATTGATATCAAAAGTTTAAACTCCAAACGCATCACTGACTTTGAATTCTTGTTGCCTATTCAGCATCGAATTCGTGATGTAATTTTGCTAGGTGGCGAACCATTTTACGACAAAGCGTGTAGAGAATTCTTGAGCTGGGCTCAACAAAATCTTTCTGCCAATTTGACCATGTTTACCAATGGGTCCATAATAGATTGGGATTTTTTAAACAACTATCAAGGCCAAATAACTCTGGTGTTCAGCATTGATGCTGTGGGCCGTGCTGCCGAATATGTAAGAATGGGCACAGTATGGTCTGATGTATGGAGCAATTATCAACGTGCCAAAACCATGGTCAATACTCGAGTAAACATTACCACCTCGGTGTACAACTACCATCATCTTGAATCTCTGATGGAACTGCTGACTCCTGATTGGCCTGAGGTAGTGTCATTTGGAACACCGTTTGATGAGTACCTGTTGGAAAGCACTGTGCCTGTGGAACTACGGAACGAAATTGTTGACAGTTTACACAGAGCAATAGGTCTGGTAAAAAATGCCAAAATTGAATCAGGACAACAACACAATGCAATAAATGCACTGACCAGCATTGCCACAAGGTTGCAAACTCAGCCATGGAATGCTGATGGTCACCAACAGTGGTGCGACTTTGTTCAATCCATGGATCAGGTCAAAGGTATAGCTGCCAGTGACTATTGCAGTACTTTGAACAAAATTTTAACCTACCAACCCAGCTAAATTGGTCAGTGGATTGTGCATATTTTTTTGTGGTGATAGCACACCGCTCAGTCCAGGGCTATTGTGCTCAATTATGTCAATGCTGACACGACTGTTCATTATTTGATCAATTGCATCTTGTTGAGGCAGTCGCAACATCAATTTAAAAATTTCCAAATCCCGAAGTGGGGTCCAGGTCAATGTACGACCCAGATGCCAATGTTGCCAATCATTTGCAACAACATTGCACAAATCCCAGTGCAGTTGATGATCAGTCACAGCCGGCGATGGCTGTGTTTGAAATATACGTTGATGTTTTTCCTGCATAAAATATGCCTGATGCAAACAGTTTTTCCATTTGGGATCATTCAACAAGTCAACAATGCTGATTCCTTGATGTTTCAAAAACAAATCTGCTGTGACAGGACTGCGTAACATAAATTCATCACCAGGTGCACCCGAAGTCAACACACAGTGCTGATTCCAGTGATGTATTTGTGTATACCCCCAGTTCCTGGTAATGTCGCTGGAATTTTTAACCCAGAAATAATCCCATTCATGATGTGAACCCAACACAAGTTCAACATTGTTGCTGTATTTTTTTAAAAAACTATAAACCAACAGTGAGTCAACACCGCCGCTCAAAAATACTTTGATAGGCAACTTATTGTTGGCCACAAAGCTCTGAGTCTTGGCATCAAGAATGTTGATAATTTGCTGTGTCACTTGATGTTTGGACAAATTCTCAGCATTGATAGATCCAATGACATCAAATTTGTTTTCGGTCACAGACAGATCAGACTGCACTGTGACCAAGCTGTCTGTCCAAGCTGTGTGAGATGTGGGTATCAAATTGTTGACACCGTTGCCAACAAAGATAGGAAAACTTCTGTATCGGTCTGTTTGTATTTTGATTGTGTTGTTTGTCAACACCAATGCACAAAAATTTCCGGTCAACATTGGTTCAGTTTGAAACAAAATTTGTTCCAACACTTGGGCCAACATTGCTGTGTCAACATAGCCCTTGTACAAGATCTCTGCTGTGCCCAACCTAGTGTGGTGCCACCCTTGATCTGTGTTGACACAAAAACTACCCAGCTGCCAGTGGCAAGGGTAGTTTTCCAAGAAAGTAGGTGCAATACTAAAAAACATTAAACACGTTTGTCCACAATCCGATCAGCCAGGCCAAACGCCACTGCTTGTTCAGCACTCAAAAACGTGTCAAACTTCATGGTTTCATACAGTTCTTCATAGGTCTTGCCTGCTGTGTTGTGCTTGACATACAGTTCAGTTAGGCGCTTGTTGATACGTACACTTTCTTCAAAACTGCGTTTTGAATCTTCAAACTGCAGATCTTGAACGTGCACACTACCGCGAGTGCCCGGAGTGCCTGAACTCACACGGTGAATCATGGTACGGCTTTCGGGCAGTACCCAACGCTTGCCCGGTGCACCTGCTTGAGCCAACATAGAGCCCATGCTGGCAGCTTGGCCCATCACAATGGTTTGAACGTCGCACTTGATAAATTGCATGGTATCGTATATGGCCAGGCCTGCGGTCACAATGCCGCCTGGGCTGTTTATATATAGCGAAATATCTTTGTCGGGGTTATCACTTTCCAAAAACAGCATTTGCGCCACTATGAGACTGGCTGTGTGTTCAGATACTTCTGTGTCCAGCATGATCACTCGATCTTTCAGCAAACGACTGTAGATGTCATAACTGCGTTCACCTTTTGAAGTTTGTTCGAGTACGATTGGTACCAAATTTGGCATAGAGTTCCTTGTGTTAATGATAAGTAAGTATAACATATTTTTTTGGAACCCACAATGAGAGACCTACTCAATTTACTAGATAATGTGCTGTCTGAGTCAGCAGGCGGTATGGCCAAAAGATGGCTAGAAAGTCAACAGCGTCCAATATATTTTCTTGATGCAAAAGGAAATAGATATACCATCGATAATCTTTTGCTGTTTCCTGATCAAGTTCCGGCAGCTCCTATTGCAGAACTGGGAGCCGAATTAGAAACTGCAATTGCACCCCTGGGTCTAGGAAAAGAAAACATACGATTTGTAAATCGCATGCCAGCAAAACAAGGAGCCGGTATGTTGATTATAATGAAAAATCAAAACGGCATTTTGTTTCCGTATTTTAGATTTTTTAACAAACGTGACATGGGCAGTCTGGGCATGCATTGGCCTCCTGCAGATTTTGAAAGAGAAACTGGTCTAGCTTGGGAACAGACTCGTGTTACAGGCACAGGTAAAGATCGACAAGCAGAAGTTATCAGCAGAATTGAGTTGAAACCAAAGTTTTCTATTCCTACCAATACCAACATGAGCATTGCCAGTGTGCCAGCGAAATCAGGTCAGATGTTGGCCGCTGACAACAAAGTAGGACCTGAACTGGCGCAACAACTACAAACACTATTAACCAATACTTTGGCCGGCAGTACAGAGCCTGTACAAGGCCTGGTACCGTATGAAAGAGATATACGAGTAGACTATGGAGAAGTGGCTGCTCCGTTAGGATTGGTAGTGGGAAAACACGTGGGAGGCAGCTATGTCAAGGTAGACAGCGAGCTGTTGGGTCCTCTAGGAGTGAGTTGGAGCACAGCCACTCAAGTGTTTTATCCTGAAGCTGGAAACGAACCGTTGTACGACAGCCAAATTATGTGGCCCAATGGTGTGAAGTTAAGAATCAGCAACAAAGCCGAAGGCAAGGGTGGTGCTGCCAGCACTACTTCTATATTAGAAATTATAGACAAATACCCAGAACGGTTTTCAGAAGAAGACAAAGCCATGCTGGAACCCGGCGGCAAGTATGGAGATTTTATCACCGCACTAAGAACCATTGCTGGTTCAAGAGGGTACGAAGGTCCAGTTAAACTAGCTCAAGAGTTTGGCTATATCAACGATGCCGATGCGGCCAATGCTTTAAAAAATCTAGACCAAAAGACCAATGATCCACGTTTGTTGACTCCTCGATTGCGAGAAATCATCAATGATAAAAGTATTTTTAGTGCGAAAACAGACAAACCTGACTACAAGATTTGTTACCATGTGATAGCCAGTTTGGCTAGACTTGTGGTTAAACACCTGAATAACAACATTGGTCTAACCACAGAATTTTTCAAATTCATGTTGAGCCGTGCTAACTTGGTGCAAGTGAATCAATTTACAGAAAGAAAAGATGACGGTGTGTCATTTAGTAAATTTGATGTTATATGGCCTCCGACATTTACTGGAAAAATTAAATTCAGTGCCAGTGACTTTCAGAGCAACAAAAAATCCACTAGCCGTTTGGCATTTAGTGTGGGCAACGAAAGGGGTACTAAAACTGCAGACGACAGTCAAACTCAAGAACCTGATTCAGGCGTGGAAGCACCAACTAAGTTAAGCACTGATGACTTGGATGCAGTAACTCAAGGCAGACTCAAGGGACCTGGAGCAAAAGTAGCGCGGGCCAACAGCGAGATCAAAACTGATGCTGGCACCTTGGGCAGAGAAAAACGCCGACGTTAACGAGCCAGTTGGCTGATATGATCACAAATGCCCAAGCGCAGGGCATCGTCTGCACTCAAATAAACATCATGTGGTGGCAACAGGTGTTGCTTGATGTCTTCTTCACTTAGACCAGTGCATGTCACATAGTGATTGACCATGCGTTTTTGTGTGAGTTCAAATTCTCTAATTGTGGCCAGCAGTTCATGATGCTTGCCATCATTGCCCCAGGCATACTGATGACTCATGATTGAAGTGTTGGGCGTTAGTGTTCTGCGTCCAGGAGATCCTGCCAAAAAGATCAACAGCCCTGCTGATGCAATCTGGCCCAGCCCTACTGTTTTGATGAATATGTTGGAACTCCGCATTACGTCAATCAAGGCAAATGCGGCACTCATGTCCCCACCTTCGCTACAGATCATCAACAAGAGTTCTTTGCGTTTTCTCTTGGACACAAAGTTCTCGTGCAAAATCCATTCAATTATGGGTTTGATGTTTTCATGGTCAACTTCGCCCATGAAAACATACATACCGTTATCGGCCAAGGTTTGGGTATGTGATGTGGTTGTGTCTAGTTCTGTATTCATGTTGGGATTTTGCATGGTATTTATAGCTACTTGCAGTTGGTTTGACGCACAATATCCACTGTTGCCTGAGTAACGTCTTGCACAGGCAGTTGAGTTAACGGCACAGTTAATACCACACGTTCGCGATTGTGTCCGTTGATTCGGATCAATCCTGGGCCAATGTTGGCAAAATATCTGGGTCTATAATCAAACCCATCCACAAGCTCACTGGCATTGTAACAATAAGTTAATTTTCTACCACTCACAGTGCTCAGTGTCATACGATACACTGGGCGATCTGCAGTCATGGCGTTCATGGCCAGATTCCAGGCAGTGTCATCGTTAAACCACGCTCCTGGGTCTCGGCTGACCAGATTTACGTCCAGTTCAATACGACTGCGTACTCTGGTACAATCGGCACCTATGCTAGTGCATTGCGGATACTGATTGATGTTGTGCAAGGTTTCTTCCATGGCCTTGGTGTAGGTTTTGCTCCAGCCCACTACAAAAGGTACCTGTAGGTGCCCTTGACGATGAGAGTCTACAATCACTCTAGCAGGCTCCATTATGACATCAAATGCACGATGAGGGAAATCCTGCAACACAGTGCTCAACAAACGATCCCCGGACTGTTGCTGTTGTTGAAACGACTGTATTTGTGTGGCAATGGTATTGCCGCTGATTTCACGTGGTTCGGCCTGTTGGTGTAGCAGTCGGCCTGCAATGGCACTGTGAGCCACCCATACCCGAACACGCAAACGAGTTTGCCCTGCCAGTTGGTTACGATCTGTAATTTCAAATCGATCTACATAGCCCGACGCATAGGTCACAATGTCGTTGCGTTTCAAGCGATAGTTCTGTGCTTCAGTTTCGCTGAGAATCAATGTGCCCACAGCTTGTTCAATGGCCAGTCTGAACGCTTCGTTTTTTGCATCCTCAAATGTGTCGCCTCGACTGTCAACTTCAATGTAGTAAACACGTTTGGTGTTCAAAGAAATCCATTGTCCCACTGTGAGTGCAGTACCAATGGCGCTGAATGATTGTGCCTGGGCCAGTGTGGTGGCCAGCGCCAGAGCAAGAACAGCAACGGTGCGGCGCATGTTATTGCATCATTTGTTGACGGATATGACCACGCTGTCGGTTGTGCTTTTCATCCCAACGATACACCACACGCACCACACGGCCGCCATCTACTACATCACCTTCCACAAGATACAGGCCGCCCAAGATACCTTGGTTGCGAGTGCGGATGGTGTTGTTGACCACGCTGACAATACTGAGTGCATCGTTGCGGGTGGCAGTGTTGGCTTCACGATTGAAGTTGCGATCGTCCTGCGGTTTCTCATCAGTTTCTTCTGAACTCACAACGTCCCGACTGCGGTTGGTAGCAAAGTCGTTGACCTTGTTGTCACGTGCTCGTTCAATGTTGCGACTGATCATGGTCACCGAAGTTTCTGAATTGATTACTTCTTGATTGATAAAGTCGTTGAGACCTTTCTTGGCTTCCAGTTCGGCCACACGGTATGCCTCACGCACAGAGTTCTGACTGCGGCCCCAAATAGGAGCATAGCCCACAGTTTCAATAGCTTCCAGTTTGCCGGACAAACTATACACAACACGAATACCACGGCGTTTGAAATCACTCACAGCCAGTTGTTCACTGATAGCTGACTGAGGTCCAGGAGTCACGCCCGGAGAACCTTCGACCTTGTTGGTTGAACTGCATGCAGTCAAAGTCAATACTGCCACGGCAGCCGCGATTGTTGCAAAACGTTTCATAATGATTTCCTTGGTTGATATAGATATTATACAGCAGATTCAGGCAGTGAGTTGCCATAATGAGCAATTGCTTCACGCAACAGTTGTTCTACCATTTGATTCAGAGTGATGTCACGTTGGTGTGCCATCATCATGAGCTGATACCATTCTTCACGGCTCAGATCAATCTCCACAGTGGCTCGCCCATCCAAGGGTGGTTCAGCTGGTTCAATGCTCATAGTGTCTCCTGATTACGATGCTTGGGTTGACGTTGATATTGAGTTTTAGGTTGTTCTACGCGACCACGAAACGGCAAGCTCTGATCAAACAGAGCACGGTGCCGTCGCTGTGGAGGTGCTTGAATTTTGAATTGTATGGGTTTCATGTTTTGTTACTCTATGTCAATATTATAGCAAATTGGCAATTTTAAGTCAAGAAAAAGCCCTGCTATTAACAGGGCTTTAAATGTAATACTTGAGTATTACTTTTTGGATGTTTGTGCTGTGTAAGCTTTCATGATGCCTTCACCAAATTTGGTGTAGTCAAATTTCATGGCTTCTTGACCAGCCTTAACTGCTTCGGATGTCAATGTGGTAAATGTGTCCATGCCAACTTTGGTGGCTTTTTTGGTGTACTCGGCCTGAGCATCAATGAACTTGATCATTGAGTCTTTGACAGTTTCATTTGTAACGAATGTGTTGACAAAAGTCTTTTTACCGGTTTGAACGGTGTCGATGATTGCGTCTGCTGTAAACATGTGTTTCTCCTAATTTAAGCGAGTTTGACTTAGGACCCGGCCTATCCAGCGCCCTATGTGTTATTGTAACATATATTTATGTTGCACTGCAACATTAATCAAGATTTTTTAGTTGTTTAGTGACCATTCACTAATTTTGCCAATTTGACATTCTGATGTAAATACTGCATAGGAGATATCTATGCTTAAAGCAATTTTCAATTGGTTCCGCCAACCCGACCCAAAATCACTAGCACCTGCTGTACAACCCGAAGCTGCACCCTACAAAGTTGAAGCAACTGTTCAAGTTGCCCCGGTAATGGAGGCTGCACCTGTTGTGTCTGCACCTGCTGAAGTTGGCGAACCCGCTGCTGTCCGAGTTGAGTCCACTGCGCCGGCCAAGCCACGAGCCAAACCTGCTGTCAAAAAACCAGCAGCTACAAAACCTGCCGCATCGAAACCAGCAGCAACAAAAGCTCCAGTTAAAGCAGCAAAACCTGCTAGAACCAAAAAAGCAAACTAAAAACACCTGGATTATTTTTGAAACCCTGCTATAAATATATTATAGTGGGGTTTTCGCATGAAAAAAATTATAGCAATATGCGGTCTGATCTTAGCCCAGGGAGCCAACGCCAGTGAACTGACATTTCAGTTTGCATCACCCAGTTTTAGTGGAATAGGTTTCTCGAGCCATGTTCTGACCATCAAACAACTGGAAGACAGTCGCAAGCAAAAGCTTCGCGACGAAGCAAAATCTGTGACCGATCGTGCAGAACGAGACGCCAAGAATACCACCTTGTCCAAATTTATTGTGAATCTGGAAAGTCGTATCTATGCACAACTCAGCAAACAACTAGCCGATGCTATGTTTTCTGAGACTGCAGGAGATTCAGGAACCTTGGACTTTCAAGGCAGTTCTATTAGTTGGTTCAAGACAGGAACCAGTGTCACTCTTGTAATACTAGAAGCCAATGGCAGCAGAACTGAAATCACTGTGCCTATCGGGAGTTTTGCATTTTGAAAAAATGGATTGTGATTGTGGCAGTGTTGATGTCAGGTTGTGCGTTTGATGCTGACTTCAGAGACGACGTTGAGTATGAGCCTCCGCAGAGCATGAAGAACAACACGTTCTTGCAAAAAAATCTGCCTGAACCCAGTGGTCCACCGATCACTGTGGCAGTGTATGGATTTCAAGACAAAACAGGACAGAAAAAATCCAACGAACGCCTGGCCAGTTTTTCCACTGCTGTGACACAGGGATCTGAAGTATTCTTGATCAAGGCCTTGCAGGATGCAGGACGTTGGTTTACTGTGGTAGAGCGAGTGGGTCTTGACAACTTGATCAAGGAACGTCAGCTCATACGCAATCAGCGTGAAGTATACGAAGGCAAGGATGCCAAACCATTACGGCCCATGATTGTGGCCGGGCTCATAATCGAAGGTGGCATCATAGGATTTGACGCCAATACCAAATCTGGGGGTCACGGGGCCAGGATACTGGGAATTGGTGCAAGCAAGCAATATCGTGTGGACGAAATTGTTGTGGCTCTGCGTGTGATCTCGGTCAACACCGGCGAGATTCTGATCAGCAACAGCGTGAGCAAGACTGTGTACAGTACTGCATTCAACACTGGTGTGATGAGATTCATAGCCGACGGAACACGATCTGTAGAGTTAGAGGCTGGAGTAGCAGTCAATGAGCCTACCACATATGCTATTAGACTTGCTGTGGAGCAATCTGTATATGAGATGATACAAGAAGGGGAACGAAAAGGCCTTTGGTCTTTCAAACAAGGAGGTTCCAAATGATAAAAAAAATAATAACCGCTGGAACTTTGTTAGCAGTTGCATGGGCTGCTCAAGCACAAAACAAAGTATACATGGAACAGGTAGGAAACGGCAGCACTATCACAATTCTGCAGGATGGCGCAGACAATCGAATAGGCACAGAACTGGCGCCCATATTCATTGGAGGTGGCAGCAACACTGTGAACATACAACAAATTGGTGCAGCCAACGATTTGGCTCTAACGGTCAACGGTGCTGCTACCAATGTTACTCTCACAGTCAATGGCAACAACAATGTCAAGACCGTTAACTGTGGAACATCAGTATCGGCCACATGTAGCGGCAGTGACATTATTCAGACCATCACAGGTGACGACAATATTGTGATACAGAATCTGGGCAGCGGTGCCAATCACAGCAGCAAACTGGTGATCACTGGCGATACCAACACAGTGACTCACACCAGTACCAACACCGGGGCTAGCACAGTGGAATACACAGTGAACGGCGGCAACAACACAATTACTATGACACAAAGTGGCCTACTTGCAAAAACAATCATTGCTTCTACTGCTGGTTCTAACAACACTGTTGCTATCACACAGTCCGATTAATGCGGCGGTGGGCCGAGTCACTGAACAGACTGGGCCCATGGAAATTGTACGAGATAAAAAAAGTGTGTCCAGTGCAGTAAACACGGCTGTGGAAATGAATGACACAGTTGTGACGGCACGGAGTCGTGCTCAACTGACCTTTGAAGACAACACCACAGTAAAAATCTCTGAACAAAGCAAATTGCTGATCGACGATTTTGTGTATGATGCCAATCGTGGCACTGGAAGATTGGCTCTCAAAGTTGCCCTAGGTACTGCCAAGTATGCGTCGGGACAGATTGCCAAAAGCAATCCACAGCAGGTAGCAGTAAAAACACCCACAGCCACCATTGCAGTTCGTGGCACAGATTTTTCCATGACCGTAGACGAATTGGGACGCAGCATTGTGATGTTGTTGCCCAGTTGTGATGCAACATCGTGTGTGACTGGAAAGATTGAAGTTTTCAACAACGCAGGATCAGTGACCATGGACACAGCATACCAAGCCACTTTTGTGAGTTCAGTTGACGTTGCTCCGCAGTCACCTGTGGTAATCAACATAGATCCTGCCAACATCAGCAACCTTATGATTGTGTCATTTCCCACTGAACTCAAAACACAAGAAGTTGAGACACGAAGCCAAACCAGTTTGGATGTTAATTTTCTGAACCAGAAATTTTTGGATTTTGATGAGCTCAACAAAGATCTGCTGAGCACCAAGGGACAACTGGACAAAAATTTCTTGGACAGTGACTTCTTGGCCAGTGTACTGGACGTGGACACTGCTAGCATGATATCCAGTGCTGAGTCCATACTGGCCACCAATCAGATATTGCCCGGGTATCAAGCATCCAGTTTGTTGAAATGGAATCTGGACGACGAAGATCGATTGATTCTGCGCAGGGATCTGGGCAACGCATTTGAAATATGGATGCCCAGCGATCAAGACGCTATATTACAAGCCAATCAAGCAGGGGTAATGCTGTATCAGCAGGTCAACAACGGCGGCACCACCCGAATCAACATCACACAACGGTAAATATAGTCAACAAAGGAGCCGACATGGGTGAGTTTTTTAAATTGGTAGCTGAAGTAGGATTTCCCATTGCATCAGCTATTGCCGCAGGGTATTTTGTGTTTTTGACACTGAAGTTTATCTTGGCTGGTGTAACCAGCACCGTAAACGGCCTCAAAGGCATTATTGGTGCCCTGGACAATCGTGTAAAAACCATGAACCACGACGTGATTCGCATTGACACTATTGTGAGCAATGCACTGGGACTGCGCCCAGACGTAGATCGTATTGCACGAGCAGACGGTAAAAATGACGCTAGAAGAGACTAATGTGCTGTACTTGGATTATACATGGGATCTAAGTCACGACAGGATTGTGCTGGACGAAGAACTCGACCTTGACAGGCTGGGCTGGAATGCTGGCGATTTTTTTCGACTGGTCAACATAGACGGTCGTGCTCAACTAGAACGCATTGATCCACTGGTGGCATTTACCATGGGTCAGACACTGAATGAAAGAACACAAAATGGACATAGCTGAATTAATCAACAAATACGGGTTTCCCATAGTGGCCGCAGGGGGCATGGGATATTTGATTTTCTACGTGTGGCAATGGGCCACCAAAGAAATCAAGCCAGTGCTGAGCGAAGCCAATGCTACCTTGATAGCACTGATTGATCGTATACGCATGCTGGACAACGACTTGATCAGACTCAACCAAAAAGTCAACACTGTGCTGCACCTGCGTGGCAAGATCATAGAAAGCGAGCGTGTGCTAGAGTCTGTCAAAGTAGACACCGAAGCCAGTGACAAATTCCAAAAAGCCATACAAGGCAAAGTCGACGACGAAGACAAAAAAACTGCTACTGCAGGCGAAGGTTAATCAATGACAGAACTTTTGATCACTTTGGTGATGACGCACATCACCATTGTGTGCGTTACTCTGTATCTACATCGTGGACAGGCACATAAAAGCATGGTGTTTCATCCTGTGCTAGAACATTTTATGCGAGCTTGGTTATGGCTTACAACTGGAATGGTCACAAGTCAGTGGGTAGCGATACATCGCAAACATCACAGTGCAACAGACAAGCCTGGTGATCCACACAGCCCACATGTGTTTGGCATTGGCCGCGTGTTATGGCACGGCGCCTGGCTGTACAATGATGCCAGCAAAGACACACAAATGGTCAACAACTTCAGCAAAGGTACACCCACCGACTGGATCGAACGCAACTTGTACGCTCCGCACTGCAAACTAGGCATTGTTGCATTGCTGTGTTTGGAAGTATGGTTGTTTCATGGTTGGGGTATTGTGATGTGGCTGGTGCAAATGGCCTGGATACCTTTTTGGGCAGCAGGTGTGGTAAATGGATTAGGACATTGGTGGGGGTATCGCAACACTGATACCAAGGATCACAGCACCAACATTGTGCCTTGGGGCATTGTTATAGGCGGAGAAGAACTGCACAACAATCACCATGCACAACCTGCCAGCCCCAAGCTGAGTCAGCAAAGTTGGGAATTTGATCTAGGCTGGGCCTGGTTTAAAATTTTTAATCTATTTGGGCTGGCACACGTTCGATCACTTTGACGTAGCAATAAAAACCCCGTTCCAGTCTGACGGTAGTGTCTGTGTCTTTTGGAACTCGCAACGTTCAATCCACATTTCGTAATAGCCAGCCATTTTTCCATCAAACTCGTTCATGAGTTCTTGACACAAGATAATAGCAGCATCGAATTTTTGTAGTCTATACAGTTCGTGCATCTTGTTGTGTGTGAGCTTGGCTCGATAATATGCTTCAGTGACATCATCTAGCACAGTGCATATACCTACGCCCACTGACTTTCCTTTCACTGCTAGATCGTCGATCTTGAGAAAGAAAAAATCATCTCCACAACGTCGAACAGTTTCTTCACCTACCAACAACACACAGCCGTATTCTTTGCACTTGCTTTCAATACGTGCTGTTGTGCTCACAGCATCGCCCAATACATCATAACTGTGACGTGCTGTAGAACCCATTTCGCCAATGTAGCCCAGACCAGTGTTGATACCTGCGCCCATCTTGACACCTGGACGACCTTTGGCCTCCAGTTGTTTGCTGAACTCTTTCACAGCCTTGACCATCTTTAGCCCTACAGCTACAGCAGTCTTGGCATGATCAGGATCGTCTATAGGAGCATTGTGTATGTGCATGCTGGCATCACCAATGTACTTGATGATCATGCCGTTGGCTTCCAGCACTGGCTGTGTGATAGCATCCATGTAGCCGTTCATGACTTCAGTGAGTCCGCCTACATCGTCGCCAAAGCTTTCGCCTAGCGGTGTAAAACCACGCAAGTCTGAGAAGCAGATACTGACTTCACGCTTGGTGCCTTTCTTGATCAGGTCTGGATTTTCCTGCAACAGTCGGACCACTGTGGGACTTGCATAGCCTGCAAACTGTTTCTTGATGGCTTGCTTCTGAAGGAACTCACTCACAAACTTGACGCCATAGGCATGCAGAGCGACCAAAGTTGTGCCAACTGCAAAGGCAGTAGCATCAAATAACCATAAAAGATGGCTGTAAGCAAACATACTGCCAGCAACACCGCCACCGACCAATACAACCACTGAGGCAAGTCCAACATAAGTCCACCTTGTCAAAAACAACAACAACACACTAGCCAGCAACACAGCTATAATTTCTGCAGAGTCAGCATATGCAGGGCGTTGTATAACCACTTGATTGATCATGGTCGCTGACACTGCGGCCTGCAACTGATGCGGGAACACAGCACCAACAGCAGTGGGCACAGGATTACCGATGCCGGCAGCAGTGGGACCCACTATCACAATACCACCGCCAAAGTCCTGTGGTAAATTCACAAGACTGTGACTGTGACTGCGTTGACTCCAGTCTATCCAGACACGGCCCAGACTGTCTGTGGTCACAGGGCCAAACTGAGGCACACGCATTTTTTCCACACCAAATTCACCAAGCTTGACCTGCACAGTGTTGTCTCCTGCTGTCACACGCAATACTTCCAGGCTCAATGCAGGATAGATGCGATCATCCACAGTGACCACCAAGGGCACACGTCGATTCACACCGTCAATTTCAGGCATGGTTCCCACAATGCCCACACCTGCGGCTGCATTTTCCAGCACAGGTACGTTGGCAATCATACCGGGATACTGCACAATTGAATCGGCCCATTCTGCACCAATCACAGCAGAGCCAGGCACACGCGGCTGATTCTGTGTGCGATCACTGGGCACACTGGGCAGTATCACTGGGTGTTGTCGTAGAACTCGAGCCAGTGCTGCATCTTGGCCAGCACGATCTGGGTTAGGCATCAACACATTGAATACCACCAAGCCAGCATTTCTACTGTAGAGATCTTGTATTATTCTGGCATACTGATCACGTGGAAATGGCCATTGTCCGTATTTTTCCAGGGCTGCTTCATCTATGTCCACTGTGTGTATGTTGTTTTGCACAGCGGGCTGACCAGTGATCAAGGTATCAAAATATCGCAGTCTCACACTTTCCACAAAGCCAGGATCTGCAATCCTTACTCCCAATACCAGTGCCAGTGTAACCAATGCTGTCCACGGACTTGTTAGAATTTTTTTAAGCATCAAATATTTAGCCGTAAAAATAGGGCGTTGCCACCCTGTTCAATTACAGCATCAACAAACGAGCCAATGCCACGGTGTCGATAGTGACCAACAGCACATAGTTGGCCAGCATGCCTGAACTGCGTCTTGTCCAGGCCGCCCAGGCAAAAATTGCACATTGTATAATAAACAACGGATACAATATCAAGAATGGCGGGTTAGGTACTGTCAGCATCATGGTCGTAGCACAACCAATACTGAGAATCCAGGCTGATATTTCCAGCACACATCGCACAGGATTGCTGTGCCAATCTTGTTGTACCCAATCCACAACACCGGCAACGAACTTAACCATTGATCAACTGCCTGTAAACTTGTTCGCTGGCAAGATTTTTGCCTTTGGCTTCGACTTCGATATCGAACTGATCAGCAAACGTCAGTGCCCATTCAGTCACAGCAGAATTCCACATAAAGTCTGAATGTGCTCGAATCTTTTGTTTCTTCATGCCCTGACCCATGAGGACTGCAAGATCGGGCCGAGTTCGGGTACAATGACCCACAAGAAGATCTTCGCGGCTAACACTGTAATGCATGCCAGGGCGCACACCACGCCAACTGTCAATAACCCGCTGAGTGCGATCATCTTGGGCACTGATATATTCACCTGTGTTAACCCAGTGATGGTGTATGTCCAACACAAGAGCCACATGCTGGCCCACAGTAAGAGTAGAGTCAAGCCCATTTGATATTTCGTCGTTTTCTATAGTAATAAGATTGCGGGCTTCGGGAGTCATGCGACTCAAAGTCTGCAAGAACTTGGCAGTACCACCTCGGCCGCTCAAGTGTACATTGATCATAAAGCCATGATCATGCCATGTGCTACCATAGCCCATCCAACGAGCCATGTCCACATGATACTCAAATTCCAGGATACTGCGTTCCACAATCTCATCGGCTTCGCTGGCCAGCACACAAAACTGCCCAGGATGGAAGCTCAGTCTCACATCCAGTCTACGAGCAGTTTCGCCAATGGGTGCAAAGATCTGTTCCAAATGACGTTGTATGTCAGGTTGTTGCCACCAGTCAATCCAACTGGGTTCAGTGTAGCCTTGCAACATTTCACTACCCAGTCGTACCATGCGCCGTTCAGGCGGCAGTGTAGCCACACGCTCGATCATTTTCACAGCGGCTCTGGCATTGTGATTCATAATGTCCCACTGGCGCTGTTCAGCTTCATCTTTGTGTTCGCGAAGCCAGCGCATAGTGGTTGAACGCCCGTTAAGGTCCCGGTCTACTGCATTGACTTTCATGCCGCCGCATTCGGACGGGTCATTGAGCCATTTGCAACAGAAGCCAATTCGAGGATGTGTATTCATGCTTGTATTATACAACAAAGCTGAATATTGGTCAACCGCGTATCAAATCCAGTGTTGTACAGTGAAATCCACCACCAAGTGTGCGACTGTGACGCAGTTGGTGAGGAATCACTGTCATGCCCAATCGGCTTTCCAGGGTTCGAATCAGGTCCGTTTGGGCAGAGTCCACAATTACTGTATGTGGATTGATACTCAGCATGTTGAGGGCAATCCATTTTGATGCATACGGGTACTGGTAAAAGTCCTGTGGCACCACTTCGTTCACATACAATATGAGTTTGTCCTGCAGCATTCGAGGCAATGTAGTTGAGTTAACTCTGCTGCCGTTGACCACAAAGGTATCGGCATTCAAGGCCACAATGGTTGAATCAATGTGAACACCAGCATAAAAGTTGCACAATTCGATCTCCACTTCGGGCACTTGATCGCACAGCCATTCATAGGCAGCACGGTTGCCCGACGCTGATTCCAAAAACAACCATTGGTTTTCTGACACTCGCAACACATTGGCAGCATCCAGCACCATGCCTGCGGCTCGTGGCATGTGTATCACACGATCAGCTGATTTCAATATGTTGGTATAACACTGATATTCCATGTCTCTGCAGGGATACAACATGGAAGGATCAATCACAGTACTGCCATACACAATGAATCGATCACGTGGACAATAGTTGTACATGCCATCGTGTGCTTGAAAATTCATGACATCAGGACGAACCACTTCGACTCCATGATCAGTCAGGATATTGCACAGGCCTTGCAAGTCTTTGTTGGCTTCGTCAATGATGTGTTGTGGCACAGGCCCCGAAGGTAACGGTGTTTCTTTCCACAGTGTGTGTTCTGCTTCAGCTCTGAACACAGGATCATGCACGGGCCAGTTAGCATGTGATGCATCACCTACCACAATCTTTTTTAGTGTGCTGTATTCGTTGTAGCTGGATATCATAAGTGTCCTGTAATTTGCAATGAGTAGCGGTCTTCAAGACCAAGATTGGCCGCCATGTGTGGAGTACTGTATGCCCACTCTACTACATCTCCTGCACGCCAGTTAGTGTAGGCACGATTGTCTACTTCAAGATAGTGTCCTGACTTCCAGTCTTCCAACAGCAACAACGCACGTCTGATGGTGTGTTCACTACCTTGTAAATCAAACAGTTCAATGTAGCGTCGGTAAAGATCACTGTGTACCGGCATCACTGTACCTGTGGGCATGCGATAGAATGCAATGCCAATATCCTTCCAGCCCAGTTCAGCGTAGATGTCGACAAATTTGCTGACCCAGTTGGGCAATCGATGACGCATGTCACACAAGTCGCCACAGATTTTATTTGTGTATCCTTGACTGAGCCATAGGCTCACTGTTTCAGGATCGTTGAACGGTTCTTGTATGTAGTCCAGAGTTTTGAATTCATCGTCCCAGAACCGTTCAATGTGATACTTAATGGCTGCGGGTGTTGCCATAATGAATTACCCGAACATCGTCGGTGGATTCCAGCTTGCGCCACGGATCCACAATCACCGAACCTGTGGCAATTTTGCAGTAGGGTTGTGTTTCTGCCTGCTCGCCAGTGTACTCATATGTGATCTTGCGGTTATGTGCCCACAAGTAAACTGCTGGACCTTCAATCTCTGCAACAACATCTGTGGCATCATCGGCCAATGGGTCTACATATTTGACCTCCACACCCATTTTCTGAAGGTAGTGCCCTACCAAGGTGCTGTAGCTGCCAATGCAGTATTCAACGTCGGGCTTGTAGGCCTTGCCGTGAATCACAATAGGCAAGAACTTTTGATCCTGGGCAGCAGTGTCAAACAAGAACTTGGCAAGATTTTTTGCTTGAATTTCTCTGGCATGCATCACAGTGTCAAACAGGTCATAGCCGATGTCGTACTCTTTGGCCAACCAACGCAGTGCAATGTTGTCACGTGGATGGCAAGCACCTGCATCACCCATGCCAGCAGTCATGTACTTGGGTCCCATGATACGCATGGTACTACGAGCCAGCGCATTGGTCACAACGTCAACGTTGATGTTGCCAATTTTAAGTGCAAAATCCTGAATCATATTGACCAATCCAACTTTGGCACTAATAAATGTATTGTAGAAGATCTTGATGGCTTCGCATTCGTCCCAGGTACCTACTTCGTAGCGTGGATCATTTTCCATCACTGTTTTGTACAATTCAATCAGTTCGCCAGCAATACCAGTCATGCTGCCGTCTTCGGTGCCAATCATGACCATTTCGGGATTGACCATGTCCCACTTCACGCTGCCCATGGCAATGAGATAAGGATTGTACACAAATTCGTGCTTGGGATCCAACAACGGCACAAACTTGCGGCGTGTTGTGCCCGGCAACACTGTGCTGATCAGCACAATCTTTTTGGGTGTAGTGGCATACTGATTGATGTTGTTGATGGCATCAATCACTGCATCGTGTCCAAAGTCCTTGGGCTTCATGTGACTTGATGGTACACTACCATCGTAGCCTTCAGTGTGTGGTGTAGGTACAGCAACAAAAATCCAGTCACTTTCTGTGACTAATTCTTCAATGCCGCAAACTTTTACCACGTTGCTAGTTCGTGGATAAATGTCGTAACCTCGAACTTCATGTTTTTCTGCCATGACTTCGGCACAGTCCAGTCCCAGTTTGCCAATGCCAATGAATCCAATTTTTTTCATATATGAGTGTTCCTTAATGCAATAAAAGTAGTTATGAGTTAAGCAGGCTGTGACACAGATTTTTCAATTGTGCCGTCCCACCCGGGTTCCAATGTTTGTGTTCTCAACAGGCTCACACGGTCAAACATGATTTGATAGAAAGTATCAAGTTCTCCGTTCCATTTTCCAGTTAGTCCCTTGATTGCAGACTCACAATAGTCCCAGTTCTGATCTCGATAAGACTGCATCATGTCATGGTGTACCTTTACATAGGCATCCACAACCGGAAAGTCTCCCAGCGGGATATTTTCCACTATGCAGTATGATGTTACTTTTTGATCTGTTTCGTTGAGTTTAACAGTGTCTAATTCCAACACAGTGAACTTGTCTGCTAGTTTTTTAGCATCGTCGCCAAATATAATGTGCATTTGATTTCCTTTTAAATATGTATCATGAGTATAGCATTTGATTTAATTTCAGACCTACATATCGAAACATGGAACAACGATTTTGATTGGTCAGGGTTGGCCACCAGCCCATATTGTATTGTAGCAGGTGACGTTGCCAAAGATCGACAGTTGTTGATCCAAACACTGCGTCATTTGGGGCAGTGTTACCAAGCTGTGTTTTATATCGACGGCAACGATGAACATGTAAATCACATCGAGCATTTGAATCTCAGTTATTCAGCGTTGGTAAAACAAATAGAGAAAATTCCCAATGTGGTGTATCTGCAAGACAATGTTGTGGTAGTAGACGGAGTTGCCATATTGGGCACCAATGGATGGTGGGGGTTTGATCTTGATCTGTCTGTGGATCCCACGCGGTCTGCGTTGTGGTGGCAAGAAAAAATGGCGGTGTCTGGTGTTGCTGTCAAAAGTGTTGCTAGAATGGCCACCACAGACGCCACTTACATGGTGTCTAGCGTTCGACGATTGCAGTCTCACAAAGATGTTAAAAAAATCATAATGGTCACACATACTGTGCCTCTGCCAGAATTGATACAACACGATATTGATCTAGATGGCAGTATGCGATTCAATTGTATGGGCAATGCCTACATGCAACAGGCATTGATGGCCGACTCGCAAGAAAAAATACATACCTGGTGCTTTGGGCACTATCATGGATCAGTGGATCAGATACATCACGGCGTGAGATTTGTCAACAACTGTCGAGGACGAGCAGACACATCTTACAACCAGTATGTGTACAATCCCCGACGCATCGTGGTAGATCTTAATTGATTGTTTCGGGTTCTAGCTTGATCTGCAAAGGATAGCTTTGTGCCCGTGCACTCACTGTGATTTCAACGCCTTTTTGTTCGGCAATTTCAAACGGCAACACTGCAACCACTGCTGATCCAGCATCGTGAATGTCCATGGTGATTTGTGCAGCAGATTCTTCATTGTAATCAAAGAACTCCATCAAGCTTTCAATCACAAATTCCATACTGGTGGTGTTGTCATTGATGTAAATTACTTTGAATCTCGGCGGTTCTTGTACCAGTATCTGTGTGCGAGTTCGAGTTTTTGTTTCAGTTTGTGCCATGTTGTTTCCTTGTAGCCAGTGGCAGCACTGCGCTGCCACTGTATTTACACTATTATATCAGTTCTGATAGGTGATAGCAATAGCTTTAGGCTTGGCTTCTTCAGGAACTTCTCGCTCAAGATACACGCTGAGAATACCATTTCGGATGCTAGCGGTCTTGACTTCTACATGCTCGGCCAGTGTAAATGTGTGACGGAAGTCACGGCTGCTGATGCCACGATGCATGTATTCGTGTTCAGCGTCTTCGACGGCCTTTCTGGCACCAGCAATGGTCAGCACACGTTTTTCCAGGCTGATGTCAATATCGCCTTCTGCAAATCCGGCCACAGCAACTTCGATCGTGACTGTGTTTTCACCAGTCTTGATCACGTTGTGGGGAGGATAATTTGAATTGGTTTGTTGCGAAGTAACACGCATGAGTTCATCAAACATGTTGTCAAAGCCAATACCAAACTTGTGCAGTTGGGGAATATCGAAAGAACGAAGGGTTAGAGTTTTTGTCATGTTTATCTCCTATTAAGCAAGTATGACGATTGTTGTGAACCCCACCATGGGCATCCACAACAGTATTTATTATAAACGATTCATTGGTTCTATCAAACGATAATTGAGCAAATAGCTTTCAAAATTGCTAGATCTAGGAGCCCAGCTCAGTGCAAAAAAGCTGTAGGAATTGTCGTTTTCGAAAGTGACTCTTTTTGTGTATTTGATGTTTTTGGTATTGTAATCAATGCCATGTTGCTTTGACCAACGATCGAGTTCTCTAACAAGAATTTGATTTACATGAATGGCTGCTGGTCCATCAGTGTCTTTTGGCAAACTGAATTCTATGTACATATCCATTTTGCCAATATATCTGCAATCAATTGATGTCCCAGCTGATTAGGATGACACATCTTTGGCCATATATAGGGATTTTTTGTGTTTGATATGCGGAAAAGGTTGTCGGCATCTTTGGGCCAAAGATACCCGGTATCGTCGGGCAATGTTATATTTGAAACAAATTCATCAGCAACGGTGGTGTGATAAAATTTTGAAGAGTCCACACTGGGCCACAGTTCAATAGTGTTCCAGCCCCAAACATAGTAATCTTCTATGTTGTATTTTTTGCACATTGATTGCAATGCAATTAATGTTGTGTTGATTCTATATTGTGTTAATTCTGGACTGTTGTATTTTGTGTACCAGTGGACATCTCCGGGTGCACTCGGGCACAACTCCGTGGGCCTGTTGTCGACCCAAATCAATTCACGATCAACACCAGTTAAAAAGAATACAGCTTTGGATCCTGCTACGTCTTGTTCCAATGCAGAATTAAGCTGCAACACCAAATGAGGGATTGACGTTGAAGGTGCTGAAAACGTTTTGACACAATCGCAACCTATACGAGAATACAACAACTCGCCATACGGCTGTTCGCCTGAAACAAGTTCTTGTCCAGATGGCCAACTATCGCCAAATATCAACAGTGCCGACATTAAAACAATTTTTTAGGAAGCTCTTGCTCTCGCATTTTCTTTCGCCAGCGACTTCGGGCAGCACCAGCGCGGAGCTTGCGAGCAGTTGTAGGTTTGATGTAGTGTTCACGCTCGCGCAGATCGTCCAACAGGCCACTTGCTTGAATTTTCTTTTTGAATTTGCGCAGTGCGCGATCTACATTGCCGTCTTGAACCAGCACTGATCTACCGTGTAACTTATTCATTGACCTGTTTTAACTCCCTGGGAGTATTTACCATGTGCTCGTCAATTTCTACGCGGTTAATTCCGTTGCGAGCGTACTCAGACAGTCTGTACATGTGCGGCATCAACACACGTTCAAGTTCACTGTGCAGGCCTCGAGCACCTGTTTTGTTCTTCATGGTGTTGTCTGCAATGGTTTCCAAGGCAGCACGAGAAAATTCCAGTTCTACTTGATCTTGACGGAACAACCACTGATACTGTTCGATGTAACTGTGCTTGATGTTGATCAAGATTTCAATAAGATCTGTACGAGTCAGTTCTTCCAACGCAACCCATGTGGGGAATCTACCAACAAATTCTGGAATCATACCAAACTTGATGATATCCTCAGGATTGACTTGACCCAGGTCGGGTTTGTCTTGTTTGGATTTTACTTGGCCGCTAAACCCAATGCTGGTACCACTGGTTCGATTTCTGACCAAATTGTCCAAGCCCACAAATGCACCGCCAGCAATAAACAAGATGTTGGTGGTATCAATCTCCACAGTTTCGCCTGATGGATGTTTGCGTCCGCCTTGTGGCACAATGCGACACTTGGTACCTTCCACCAACTTGAGCAGAGCCTGCTGTACACCTTCGCCGGACACGTCTCTGGTAATGCTGGCACTTTCACTGCGTCGACTGATTTTGTCAACTTCGTCCAAGAACACAATTCCACGTTCGCATTTTTTCACATCGTATTCGGCAGCAGCATACAGTCGACTGATCAAGCTTTCTACATCATCACCTACGTATCCGGCTTCAGTCAGGCTAGTGGCATCTGCAATCACAAACGGCACATCTAGGTATCGAGCCACACTTCGTGCCAGCAAGGTCTTGCCTGAACCAGTGGGTCCAAGCATGAGAATGTTGACTTTTTCAATTTCAGTATTTTTATCAGTGTTGTTGATGCGTTTGTAGTGGTTGGCAATGGCCACTGCCAACACACGCTTGGCAAGGTCTTGACCAATCACATATTGATCTAGATGCGCCTTGATAGCCACAGGATCCAAGGTAGGTGTAACTGGTTTTGCAATGCTAACATCTTCATCTTTGAGAAGATTCTCACAAAGGTCAACACATTCGTTGCATATAGCAACGTCTGCGCCCACAATCAATTTGGCCACTGCATCTTTGTGTTTGCCGCAAAAGCTACAGGTTTCGAGTGTTTCAGTTTGTTTCATGTATTTTTGGTTTGTAGACGTTGTGAAATTTGCTCACGCTCATTGTCGCTCAGCAGATCAATGTCGTATTCACCAGTATCAATCTTTGATATCAAATGATCAATATAGGCTGTGTTGTAAGTATAGTTATCTGTTCGTGATTTGTCAACTAAAATCCAGACATTTCCGTTGTGCTTGTATACCTCGTTTGGCAATCGATCCACTCTCACAAATGAATCGCCTTTGGCAGCGTCCATTGGAAATTCTGACCCAAATCCCGACTTTGGCTCTCTGGGCATTTCGTTGTCGGCTGCCAAAGCCAACCACGGCAGTTCTGCTATTTCGCCTCGAGACAACTTGGTGCGTTGGTCTTTGATGGTTTTGTTGGGATTTTGTTCTTTCCACAATTTTATTGCAGCTTTTACTGCAGGTGTTTCGTTGTGTATTTCTTCATCAGTTGATTCAGATTCCTCTGTAGGTTCAGGTTTGTGAACCATGGGCACCAGATCTTTGAAATGTGTAAATGGCTTCAGCAGATAAGGATGCTGTTCAAATATTGATTTTTCTGGCGTTGACTCGCTGTTTGACGTGAACATCCAACCTGTGGGGTGTGGATCCTGAACCACTGATTTATCTAACTCAGGTTTGTGTTCTTCGTCCTTGGGTGCCAATCCCAGCCGTTCGAACACTCGTTGCCGTTCCCACTTCATGCTCTCTGTTGCTGCCAACAGCATCATAATAGCCAGTGGATCAAACACAGCAACAATAATGATAATGACCCAAGTCACTGCTTTTTCCAACAAGTTAGCATCAGGATTGTCCCCGTAGATCAACTTGGCAATGTATTTGATTGGTCCTACTTCGGCCTCAACCTTGCGTACTTCGGCTGCAATTGGCGCACGTTCTTCGCTAAGACTACTAATTGTTTTTTGTTCGGTTTGGATCTCAGACTGAAGGCGGGCACGTTCTTTTTGTTGTGAGCGTCGTAGTCCAACTGCTTTGTCAGCACCCGTTTCCGAACTGCTTCTTGCCATGACCTGGTCCACAGCCTCATCCATCTGTTTAAGCGCCTTACGGTTTGCATCTATATTGTCCTTTGCTGTTTTGATCTTTTCGTCGTAGACTGCAATCTTGGCCTGTACATCGCCGCCTACCAAGCTTTGGTCCGAATGTGCTTTGCTCAAGAAGCCAAAGATGCCCATGCTGGTAATCAACATCAGTACTGCCACTGCAGGTACCAAATACAGTCTCATCAACCAACGGCAACGACTCCAGTACTCATGCAGCCACAGTGTGACCACTACTTTGCCAATCTCAAGAATGCCGCCCATCACAATGATAGGAATCACAGCCGCGGCAAAAACAGCAGTAAGACCTGCAATACTGTAGTAGGCGGCAATGACTGACAGGCTCAGTGCTACTGCCAGTGTAAGGTAACTAAGGAACATAAGATTATTTAGTGGCGGTTGCGGTGGCCACTACTGCATGTTTAATTGCTATCCAAGAAGCAAAGGTAGGGTCAGGAACATCAAACCACACAGCAACAGGCACAGGCCGCCATTGATTGCGTTCCAGTTTGCGTTTTACTCCTGACTGACACCGCCAATCACGACTGTATTGTCGGTTGGCTTCATGAATAATCTTGTACCAGGTATCAGTGTCGCTGACCTGGAACCAAATACGGTGCATGGACAAAGGCGTTGTTTTAAGCGAGTCAAGTGACTCAGGCATACTCAACGTAGAGGCCTCAATGTTGACAGACATAACGTCCTTTCTAGATGAATCCACTCGGCATACTCCCGGGTACCAACCGGGGTTTGATCTTGCGATCATGGTCCTTGTCGCAACCTACAAGACTGATGTTCACATGCCACGGTCGAAACGGGCCCGGATTAGCTACTCCGTTTCACCATTGAACTGCTTACCTCTTTGTCCATGCATAGTAATTATAACAACAATATCAGTGCTGGTCAATAGTTATTGAGTCACAAAGTCAGACGTTGAATTCCACAATGATTTGATCCAATTCTTCCCGTAAAAAGTGTTCATCTGGATCGTAGGCCACACCTTGCCACTGTTTGATCTTGATGAGCTCTGTGGGTTTCCAGTCGTTGTACCAGTATTCGCCGTTCCATCCAGCATGGTACTCATGCCCAGTTTGAGTCTGCACGTTGTACATCCCTTCACGCACAGGGTTGATTTTTGCTGGAAACCAGTTGGTCAACTGGTACTTGATGTCATTCATGTCGCGGTATCGTTCATAGCCCGAGCCCTGGTTGGAGCCAGCAATGTAGAACGCATGATCTGAACCTTTGCCATTGGTGTCACCACCATAGTTGTCCAGCTCTTGGTCGTCGTATTCCACGCCAATCACAATTTCGTTTGAGTCAAAATCGGCAAGGTTCAACAACAGTTTTTCAGGGTCAAACGGTTCTGTGAGATCAATATCGGCTTCGAAGAAGGTACCCTTATCGGATGTATGGCCAAAATACACAACCGTGCCAGGCGGTTGACTGTCAACCCAAACTTCCTCAAATGTGCTGAGTTGCACATCACATCCATCTAGGCCAGACAGATCTCGTTCGTAGACCACAGTGCCATTTTCGTCCAAGACCTGCATGGTACCAGAATTACGATCAACGCCATTGACATGTCCAATGTTGTCACAGTCATAGTATGATCCTGGCTCAAATGGTCGCATGTCTTCGGGCACATCATCAAACTCGTCACCGCCCCAGGCATAGTCTGGTACACTGAGTCTGTGCTCTCTAAAATAGTCGTAGATTTCACGTGACACAGTGCCCATCACATACTCGCCGCCATAGCCCCACAATTGAATTTTGTAGGTGCGTGGAGTGAATTTCAAATGTGCAATGAGTTTTTCTTGTTCTTCAATTGTGGACATTTTGTTGTTCCTTTACAAGTTTGCATACCAGTTGAAACTGTTCGTAGGCATCACGAACAGCAGGGTGTTGCATTAGTTGGAGTGCTTCAGCCTGCATGGCTTGCACGCCAGCTTCGGCACAATCTCGTACACTGAGGCCAGTCAGGGTACATAATTCATCTCCCATCTCTTTGGCTAGTTTTTTCCAAGCTCGTTGCTGTGCTAGAGTAATTGGAGTACGCTGTGGCCGGAGTTCGCTGGCTGTCAACATGGCTCGACAGATAGCATCTTCTGCGTAACGTCCTGCGGCAATCATAGGAGCATACGCTGGATCAATGTTGTACCTACGGCTGGATCCACCGGGGTACACCATCACCAGGTGAGTGCCTCTGTGAAAACTATCCACAAGATCGCTGTCGTATTCACTCACAGGTTTGTATCTACGACCCTCTTTGACATAGTAGATTTTTTTCATTGGTATTTTCGGTCCAGTTTAACGCCAGTTAGTCCGGCCAACAGTTGAAAATTGTTCCAGGCTTCTTTGACTGCCGGGCGTGATTCCAGTTCGGAATCTGGCAACACAGTTTCCAACCAAATTTCAGGTCGGCGTCGAGGACGAGTACCAAACTTGCGAGGCTGGTGAAGTTTGCCTTCGTCCCAAAGTTGGATGCTAACATTACGAAATTTAACTTCGTCTTCAGTGGGATAGTCTATCCATTCTGGGCTACTAAATGGACTGCCAAACTGCTGGCCGCCGCCGTATCCAGTCCAGATACCCTGCCATTGTTCGTCATCGTGCGGGTCAAAGTCAGTGCGGGAGATTACCACCAACACATCGTTGATGTCCACAGTACCGTCCACAATGTCACGCACACATCGACTGAAGCTGAGTCCAATTTTCATTTAACCACCATAGTAATCAATAACAAGATCAAGAGCCTGCACCAAGCGAGTATTGTTGACAACATCTTCAGGATGCAGGTAATTGCCTTTTTTAAAGTCAGCTAGTTCTTTCTTGAGATACTTGCGCTGTTCTTTCAGCGTGATCACAGTGATTCGATCTGCAGTATCAAAATCAATTTCTAAACCTTTTCTCACAGTTTCTCTCCTGGTTCAAAACCACGGAACCGTACATGCCGAGGGAATCTCAGACTGTATGTTCCGTCTTGGTTTTGCGTAACTGCATCAGCTTGGATTTCACCGATGACACCAAGTAGCTGATCCCGTAGGGACCAAAACTCATCGCGATCGCTATCGCTATAACCAGTACCAACATTAACCCGAATATTTCTGTCATTGTCAACTCCTTCGTAAATTATAGCACCGAGTCGTCCTGCATTGCGACCAGTACCTTCTTCAAAACCCACAATGGTCAAGTCAACTGTGATAGTGGGTTTCCATTTCATCCAGTAATCTGATCGCTTGCAGATGTAGGGTGCGTCCAGATTCTTGATCATGATGCCTTCGTAGCCCTGTGCCACCGAAGCTTCAGCAAAGCGGCGCATGACATCATGGCCTTCTGCTGTGTCCAGATCCACATTCATGCCGGGCATGATCCGCAAACAATCAGTTTGTTCCAGCGCGGATTGAGCCGATTCCAACCACTCCAGGCGAGACTGTTGTTTTACATTCCAATGGCCTTCTTTGAGTGCATCCAGGGGAATAATGTCAAAAATATGATACACCATGCCATCTGTTTGGGCATCGCTTTTGCGATGTGCCTGCTTCATGAGTTTTTGGAAGCTCTCGCCCACAATCTCACCGTCCAGTACAAAGTGGCCGCCGGTGCCGCGACCGTATTGGAATGCTCGGCGAGCATCTTCGATTGCTTCGGCAATCTGCGGGAAGTTTTCAAACGTCTTGCCATTGCGACTGTACAGTGTGCAAGTGGCACCTTGTACCACAGCAATCACACGCACACCATCTAGTTTGACTTCCAGGCGTTTGATGCCTTTCATTTTCTTGGGCTGATCTGTGCTATCCTGTGCTAGTTGTACACCAAACACAGGAATACGCCACTCTGTGTTGCCCACAACCTTGTTGATGGTCTTTTCCGAGATGCCGCAACGCAGGTCTTTGATGATTACAGGACGACACATCAAGTTCCATTCTTCGCTGTCAAACTGTTCCGACAAATCCTGGATCCTAGCACGTGCCGCGCCGCCGGTGACGCCACGGGTACGTAGATCTTCCAGCAAGGCCCAGAACACTGGCCAAGGATTGTCGCGACCAGTTAGGCCTGAGGTTTCTGGCACTTGTTTGACATTGAATGTGTAGAAAGGATTGTAGGCCTGGTAGCAGTTGAACAGGAAAATCTGTGCATCACCGCTGCCTAGTTTTGCAGCCATCAAGGCTTTTTCAATCACTCGTTCTTTGTGCAGTCGGCTGTCCGAACTCTCTAAATCTCGTATCCAACCAGCTGCCATTATGCTGTTGAACCTGGGGTCACTAAAGTTGATTTCATTGATCATATTTACGCTCTTACCAGCTGGAATTATAAAACACTTTTAAGCCCAAGAACAACTCAGCACGAGCATTCCGAACAAACTCCAGATCACTTTCACGATAGTGCTCGTCTGAGTCATCGCCAAAGAAAAATCCTGTTGTGCCCGGCAACTGCCCATGCATTACTGCCTGTTCAAGCTCATCAAGATCCTGCCAGGTCAATTCTAGTTCGTCGCCATTGAAGTCACCTGAGTTGCCTTTTGATTCCCACAGCCGACGCATCCAGCCATGAAGGTTAGGATGCTTGCGCCAGTAAGCAATCTCACGTGGCTTAAAAACACCAGTGGCATCAGCATCCTGTTGCCAATATTCTTCTTGTTGGCCTGCTTTGTGTGCCACGTAGGCGTACATATCCAGTCCCATTATGCGGCCTCCAACATGTTGGCAGGGACTTTGAACAACATTTGACCAGTGTCAACTGTCACAAACTTGATGGCAATTTTACGAACGGTGCCAGTATAGGTACGGCCGTTGCGGTTGCTGGTAAACTTCACAGTATCGCCTAGCATGAGACTGCGTTTGGTTTGTTGTGTGAGCTGAGCCCGTGCATATTTCACAGCATCGATAATGCTGGTGAGTTCAGTGTTGGTAAAGTTACCAAACATGATTGCAGAATTAACGTCTTTGATGCTGATCATATCAAACTCCTGTGTGAAAAGGGTTGCGTCTACGCAGGTGTGCTAATGCGGCTTCCTTGGTTTCAAAACGTCCACTGATGGGCGTTTGGTGTGCGCCACGCACAATGAACCAACCTGACAATAAACTATTGTAAACGATTTTCATATCAATTGCTCCAGTATGCTTCGCTATCTACACGGCAAGCCCAAGGTGTGTCAGCATCAATTTCTACTGCCTTACCCGTCATTAAATTCTTAACAGTGATCTTGGGAGCCTGGTAAGTGTCACGAGCAACAATGTTGAGTTGGCTTTCGTTCCAACCAGCTTTGGTACAAAGTCTAGTACGAGTTGCTTTGGCGGCACCAAAAGTTTTGTATGCACGAGTCTTGTTGGGCCCGTCTGTAACAATAAGACCGGTACCTTTGGCTACGATTACGTATGACATCTTTGGCTCCTTTTTAATTACTATACAAGTATTATAGCAAATTGGGAATATTTGGTCAACCAAAACGTGTGTTGTATTTTTACAACAAAATCTGCTTAAAAATTAAGCAGATTGTAGCCCTAAATAATTGGGGTAGGATCACAAATTTCGCCGTGTCGTCGTAATTGTATCTGCTCATAATCTGTAAGAAAATCGTTGTCAACTATATCGAACCACGTTACTATTTCTCGATACCGTTTGGGATTTTCCTGTATTTTTTTATTATTCAATCGTATCTGGGGTTCTAACTCGTATGTAACAAACTCAAATAATTTCTGGGGTTTTCGAAAATGTTTTTTATATGTTTGCTCATCGGGAATATAAAAGTAGTTGTTGAAACTTTTACCAAAAGCAAGGCCACCTGTCAAGTGGGTGACAAAAAAATATGTCTGGATATGTAGTTTCATTGCTGACCCTCGATTAGTTTTCAAGTGTTAATTATAGCAAAACGGGATTTATTGGTCAAGTAAAAAAGTATTACTTTTGTGGGTCCTTGAGTGCATGCCAGATTTCAGGGTCCGTGCCCAAATATATGCGGTAAGTGAGGCGATTGCGCCAAACGGTGATGCGATTTACTGTGCGTTCTACCCAGTTAAAAAATCCATCACGAAACCAAAATGGGTTTATGATGGCCAGTATAAGTGCTACTAGAACTGGTACCAAGGCAGCGATGCTGATTGTCAAGCCAAAGGCCTGTGCACGCCAAAAGCGACCACCGTGTCGTGTCATAGTTACAGTTTTGGGCAAAGACATCGTGACTCCTTGTTTGATAGCATATTATAGCAAGGAGTTGATTAAAGGTCAAGTCACTGGATTTACTGCACAAGGCGGAGTGATTTCAGGCGTGGCGTTGGGAGTTATGTCTACTTGTAGACCGGCAGCAGACAACTGGGCTTGATTTTGGCCTTCGCGCAGAGCGCCGATCACGGCCTGTCCTGTCAGCGTGGTCTGGTCCACAACATCTTGCAAAAACTGATTTGGACCGCAGGCCTGACACTGTGTGCCAAACTGACCAAGACTTTGGGCCAGGGCATACACACTGACTTTTTCGTCAGACACCAGTTCAAAATAATTCAGTGCGGCTTGATTTTGAAAACCTTTTTCTAGATTGAGATAGTTGGCTATGTAGTTCCAGGCAGTGTTTAACACAGGCACTTGAGGATCAGCACTGAGTGCGGCTATGGCAGCATTGGCGTTGCCAATTTGTGTCAACACAGCGGCATCGTTTACAGCACTCACAATGGCCACATATGCGTTGTTCAGTGTGGTCAGGCTACCAGCAGTTTGCAATGTGTTGATGGCAGTGGTAGCAGTGTCCAGTCTGGCAGCAAAGTCCCAGTGGTCTGTAGCTGTACCAATCACATCACAAACAGTCACAGTGCCATTGGGGCCTGTGCCTGTGGCCGCTTCAGCATTGAAAGCAGTGGCCACTGATGCAGGTACTGCCGAGGTCAACGCTTCGATCAGCGGTAAATCAGCCATGGTGCTGATGCCTTCAGGAGTGTATGGTTGCCAGTAATTGGTGTCCACAATGTTGGTGCCCGCATCAACATCTTGCTGTGCTCTATAAAACACAGTGTCGGGCAACAATTGTGCAGGGCCAGCTGGAGAAGCAGGGGCCAGTGCTACCACAGCATTGGCCTGATATGGTACTGTGTTGGTCCAAGCGGTACGTGGCAAATCGACCATGGATACCGCAAAGTTTGGTGCAGGAGTCTGAGCTATGTTGGTAACTTGTTGCAGTGCAGACTGAAATGCTTTGTTGGACACAGCGTTGGCCGGGGGAATGATTTTGCCCAGCTCGTCGCAGCCCGAAGGTGCAGGCAAAATTGCATTCACAATTGGAGCCAAAGTCTGGTCCACTGCACCGTTGCTGAGATATATGGGCTGAGGTCCAACAGCAGTGGGCACCTGCAGAGTTTGATAGCTGTTGGGCATGATCTTTTCAAGATCCAACAGATCGGCCATGGTGTTGATATTGGGAGTGCTGATCTCCAGCACAGACAACACATCCTGCAGTTCTGCTCCACGAACTTGAGTCATTGCTTGATATGCTGTTTTTTGCAGTTGATCAAATGCCAAGGCGCTGACACCTCTTGGGTTGAACAAACTCACACGATTGTCCGAAGCCAATGTGTTGATTTCTGCGTCTGTGAGCCCTGATCTAGTTGCAACTGCGTCTTGGTTCTTTAGTTGAGCAAGCACACCTGGCAATGAGCTTCCTGTGGCACCCGACACTGTGGCCAGTTGTTGTAGTAATCCAGCAGGTGTGCCAAACAATTCTAGATTGCCTGTATTGATCAACCGGCCTGTGTTGCGCAGATCCACAGCAAACTTGGGTATGTCTGTGGTCACACGGCTGATGTTGTTGGTCACAAGGTCTGTCATTGTGGTAAACGTGGGACCAAGATAGGTCTGACTGTTGTCCACAGAATTTACAAAAGAGTTCACAGTGGACAAGTAACCTTGCACTGCAAGAAATCCCTGTGCAAATCTACCAATGTCGCCATTGCCCAGGTAGGCTGAACCAGTTTGTTGAATCAAGTTTGAAAACCCAGACGGATCAATGGTACTGTTGTCAGTGACTGTGTTGATGGTCAAGTACTCAGCAATCAAGTTGGGATATGAGCCCACTGGTGATGCTGGTATGCTGTTGCCCAGGGCAGGGCACACAGTACTACCAATGCTGATCAACTGGTCAAATGTGCTTTCTGTGAAAAAACCTTGTGCTTTGTAATAGTCAACTGCGGCAAAAAAGTTTTGCATCAGTGTGGTAGCATTGTACTGATTGATTGCTGTGGTCAATGCTGCCGGCAAAGGTTTCAGTCCTTGATTGTCCAACAGTCCAGCAGATGCAATGATCTGCAAAGGTGTTATGATACCCATTATCCTGCCCTTACATTGTCACTGCCGCCTGAGCGAGGATGCCCACAGGAATCAGCGTCGCCAGTTACTACCACAGGTTGTCCACCTGCACGAACTGTTGGTATGCCGCCGCCTGTGACTGTGCTGCCATTGTTGTGTGCATTGCGACCACGACGTGGGTATGGAGGATGTGGAGTCACTGGTTGCCCAGGAATCATAATGGGACGGCCGTTGACTTTGACCGAAGGAACACCACCATTGGCTACTCCTCCGCCGGCATCTGAATCACCTTGACGCTGCACTGCTGGCATGTTATCCTAGTATAAGTTTCTTTTCTGGTACTTTGATACCAGTTGTTGCTTCTAGATATTTCATTTTGACTGAATCGTCTGTTTTAGATATCAAAGAAACGCTGTTAGTATTTAACCGGATTTCTTCCTTGGGATCTGCAGTAAACAAACTGGGCACAAGTCCCATGCCTTGTGGTCCAGGCGCAATGCTTACCGGTTCTTCCAGGAAGATCCAGTCGCTGCCTGACATTTTTACTTTGGCAACCATTTCTTCGCCTGAGTTCATTTTGAATGTGTATACTTGATTGGGTTCTAGTGCTATTTGCATTATGTTAGTTTCTTTCTGAGTTCTGTGAATCCGCCCACATGTTCTTCATCCAAGAAGATTTGTGGTAGTGTGCGAGCTGTTGGCACAGCTTCTAGTAGTTGTTCCTTGGTCCAGTCTTTGGACACATTACGTTCTTCGTATTCAATACCGTGGCTCTCCAACAGAGCTTTGGCTTGAACACAATAGGGACATTGATCTTTGGACCATACAATGGCTTTCATTTTGTTTTCCTTAAAGAGTTGGTAGTTCGTCGTAGTCAAGAGAATCACTCATCACACCAATCACATAATTAGTGCTTTCGTTCTCTTGCAGTGCAGTTTGTTTCTTGCTGGTGTCCACATGCTTGTTGAACCAAGGAATGGGAGTCGAACGGGGTGCAGACTCCAGATACTTGATGCCAATTTCGTGCAGGGCATTCTTGGCAGTGTAGTCCACAAAGTCTCGCAGGATGTTGGCGTTGAGACCAATCACTGGCCCATGCTTGAACAAGTAGTTGGCCCAGTCTTTTTCTTCACGAATCACATCCAGGTACATCTGATACACTTCAGCTTCGCAGCGAGCTTTGGCAGCAGCAAAACGCGGATCTTCTTTGACCACTTGATTGATCATCCAAGCAGTCCATTCCTTATGCATGATTTCATCTTGCAGAATCAAACCAATAATATTGCCGTTGCCAATAAAGATACGGTTCTCTACCATGGCCAAGCTGGTGGCAAAACTTACCATAAAGCGGAATGCTTCCAATGCATAGCTGGCATTGAGTGCAAGCCAAATGGCATCAATGTGTTCTGTTTCTGTGACCACGCTGCCTGTTTCTTTGCGGCAGTTGATCACATGCAACTTGTCATAGTAATCACCCACACTGGATGCCATGTCCACAATTTCTTCGGTGTCGTGAATGGTGTTGAACACTTCCTTGGGCACGTTGTAGATGTTGCGAATGATGTGACTGTAGCTGCGACTGTGAATGTTGGTTTCAAAGAAACTCCAGTTGTACATAACCGCTTCTAGCTCAGGGATACTGCACACAGGTGTAAAGATCTGACTGGGACCGCGTCCTTGCAAACTGTCTAGAGCAGTTTGACGCAAGAGATTTGACGTAAAGATATGTTTCACAGTGTCACTGGCGTCTTTGAAGTCTTGCGAATCTTTGGTCAGGCTGACTTCTTCAGGCACCCAGAAAAAGCCACGGGCCTCTTGTTCAAACTTGGCCAGCTTGTTGTACTTGACTTCTTCAAATCGTTGAACGGTCACAGGACCCGATGGGTCTAGAAACATCTTGCGATTCAAATAGTCTGTTTTTGTTTTTAAATTGTATTGTTGTTTGCTCATTTGTAGTTTCCTGATGCAAGTACTATCTTGCAAATATGTTCTAATCTTTCTATATGCTCGTAAGCACGCCACGGGCTGGTGTCTATGGCAACAACACCATGTCCTTTGATTCCCACTATGTCATAAGCAATGTTGCCGTTGTTGTCTAATTGTAACATCTTATGACACTGGTCTGCAAGCTCTTGACTGATGGGAGGCACATCACCCACATTGGGTGCTACTCGTGTGTATCGGTTCAGTTCGGGAAATGCATTGCTGATTGTGCTGAGATCAATCCCGGCATGCATGGCAGCAATACAATAGGTAGGATGCACATGAACCACTACCCGAACATCATCCTTGTGTTCGCCCATTTCA